ATTGAAATAAAATAAAATAAAATAAAATAAAATAAAATACGTTTTTTTATTAAAACATAAATAATAAATAAATATATAAAATGAATATTTATTATTTATCTTTATTAAGTAGTATAATTTTTTTTTTAGTAAATTTATTATATAGTAAATTTTACAAAAAAGAAGAAGTAAATATAAAAAAAATATTGCAAAATTCTATTTTAATATTCGTAATTATTATTATTGCAAATACTATTTTATCAAATTTTGTAATTTCTGATGTACAAAATGTACCAAAAGTTTTTTTAAATAATCCTGATTTTTAAAAAATAATTTATTATATTATTATTAACATTAATATTAATGTAATAAATTATACCATAATTGGTATTTCATCTACATTAAAAATATATGCTGATTTGCTTATTTTTTTCTTTGATATTGTGTATTTTTCAAATATTTCATTTTTTAATACTTTGTTTGGTATATGTTTATGAACAGTTCTTGCTATCATTTTATATAATTTAAAATCTGGATATCTCTCACTTCCATCATTTTTATATAAAATATTTTTATCATTGTCATCATAAACCCAAGATATTATTAATTTTTTAATTTTAGATTTAATTTTAAAAACATCATCAATATCATTAATAAAATAATCAAATAAACTACAACCTAGTCTAGAGAGATCAAAACTAAAATTTGGTTCTACTCGTGGTTTTTCAGAATTATAATATGGTTCGCAATTATATTGAGAATATGCATCTCCATCTTTTGAATAGCTATCGTTAAAAAAATTTATTTTATTAAATTGATAAATTGCTCTACCAAAATCAATAATTTTATATATTTTTCCAAATGTAGGAATTTTATAATGTGTATTATTAATTTTATAATACAAAAATTGTTTATTTGTATTAATATATACTATATTATTTGTATGTAAATCATTATGAGTAAAATTAAAACATTTTTGATATGTAGATAATATTATAAGAACTTGTAAAATTATAGATTCCCATTCATTATCTTTAATTTTATTATTCAAAATATAATTGTCTAATGTATCTTCACAGCATTCTAATATTATTGATTGAATTGGAAATAAATTTATATTACATAAAATATCTTCATCTTCATCATCATAATTTTCATCATATGAAGAACTTTCACTAGAATCACTATCATCATTACTTTTTGTTTCTTCCTCATTACATGAATTTGATGTAGAAGAAAAACGGGAAGAACATGAAGAAGAACTAGATTTACTATATGATTTATTAGAATTATTACAAGTACTTGAATAATTATTAATTTTCATTTCATTTAAATTAATATTATCAAAATTTACATTTTCTAACATTTGTTTTTTGTTATCATTATTAATTTTGTCATCAGAAATTTCTATAATATTTAAATCACATGAATCTCCAAAACATAGCTTTCTTTTATTACATTTTGTATTATATATTAATTTTTTCTCATGACTATTATTGATAAAATTAAATAATTTATTTAATTTTTCTTTAAAAAAATCTGATTCTGATAAAAAATCTATATCTTCTGAAATATCATATTGAAAATTTTTCTTTAATCCAATAAAAGAACCATAAAAATCTATTCCATTTATAAAATTATAATTATTTAGTAATATACTAGAAAGATATGAAAAAAATCCATCACAGTATGAACTATTTAGTGGGTTATTAATCTTTAAAGAATTAATACTTAAATCATTGCTGTATTTTGGTAAAAAAGAATTTATATTACTTATATCTATTTTTCCAAGTAAAAATTTAGTTGGATCTAATATTGGAGAAAATTTTAAAAATACTTTTTTTGTTTCAATATTATCGTTGCTAATATCTTTTATTGTAGCATAAAATTTGGAATAATTAATTTTTTTTTCTAAACTTACAATATTATTTTTATTGTTCAAATTAAATAAATTATAATTATTTTCTGTTATATTAAAAAAAAGGTTATATATTGGTATATAATTTTGATTATTATTAATTTCACTAAACTCTTCAAAATTTTCAAATAAATTATTATTATTATTTTTTTTATAAGAAATAGTCATTAATAATATTATTAATAATAATAATTTTATTATTTAAACGTTTTTATATTATTTAGTAAAAAATATAATATTTATTTTTATATTATTATTAATGACACTAGAATTGAAAAAATTTGATATGAAAACTATTAGTTTCAAACCAGATGAAAACAAAGGTCCTGTTGTTGTATTAATTGGAAGACGTGATACTGGAAAATCATATTTAGTTAGAGATTTATTATATTATCATCAAGATATACCACTAGGAACTGTAATCAGTGGAACAGAAGCAGGAAATGGATTTTATAGTGAACATGTACCTAAATTATTTATACATGATGAATATAATAGTGTTATTATTGAAAAAATTTTAAAGCGCCAACGAACAGTTTTAAAACAAATAAAAAAAGAAATTGAGACTTTTAAAAAAACATCTATAGATCCGAGAGCATTTGTAATTTTAGATGATTGTTTATATGATGCATCATGGACTAAAGATAAAGTTATGCGTTTACTTTTTATGAATGGACGTCATTGGAAAATGATGTTAATTATAACTATGCAATATCCATTAGGTATTCCTCCAAATTTACGTACAAATATAGATTATGTATTTATTTTGAGAGAACCATATATAGCAAATAGAAAGCGCATATATGAAAATTATGCAGGGATGTTCCCAACATTTGAATCTTTTTGTCAAGTTATGGATCAATGTACTGAAAATTATGAATGTTTAGTTATTAATAATAATGTTAAATCCAATAAATTACACGATCAAATATATTGGTATAAAGCGGAAGATCATAAAAATTTCAAATTAGGTTCTAAAGAATTTTGGGAAATTAGTAAAAATCTTGATTCTGATGATGAAGAAGAAGTTTATGATCCAAATACAAATAATAAAAAGAAAGGTCCAAAAATAAATGTGAAAAAAACTAAATGGTAAAAAAATATACTATTATTATTGCAATTATTTTATAAAGTAATTCAAAATATTATCTATAAACTTATAATTTTTCATATAAATTAAGGTTATTATAATTATACTTATAAAAGTAATAAATATATTTGCATTTACTGAAAAATTATTGATATATAATAAATACATGATTATTGAATAAGTAACCCATAATAATCCACCTAAAACAGTATGCATAATAAAAGTTTCTATTTTTGTTTCAGATTTATATTTAACTAAATTAAATTGTAATAAATTTATATAGAAAAAACTTGCACTTAAAAATGCATAAACACCTATTGATTTAATATCAAAACTAATAATATCTAAAACAAGTAATGCAATTGCTAAAATAAATCCACTTGTTAACCAATAAGTTAAAAAATTTTTTATAACATCTTTTCTAAATAATCTATCTTTAATAGAATTTAAATAATTCATTATATATATTATTATATTTTTTCAAGTTTTCTTGAATTACATTCTAGTTTTTTTATTTCATTTTCTTTATTATTTTCTTCTTTATAATCATATTTACATTCATGGTTAACATAAAAAATGTGTTGACTGCAAAAATATTTTCCACATTTACATGGATAATCTGATAACTTTATTTTTTTATTACAATTTGAATGATTACATCTTTTATTATTTTTTAAATTTAAACTCATTAATATATTATAAATTATTAATAATATATTAATTAAAATTTATTTCATTTTTTTATTTTTTGTCTTTTTTTTAGCTATTTTTTATATGTTTTTTTACCTAGTTTTTTAGCTGTTTTTTTTGCTAGTTTTTTAGCTGTTTTTTTTGCTAGTTTTTTAGCTGTTTTTTTACCTCTTTTTTTTGAAACTTTTCCTTCACCTATTCTTTGTTTTCTTTTATATGTTCTATAGCTACGTAATACATAACTTATATCATCATCTAATATTTCATTATTTTCGATTTTTAATCCTTTTGAATAAAATTTTATTGTTTCCTCTATTTCAGATTTTATTTTAAGACTTGCATATTTTAATCTTTTTTTTTGAGGTTCAAGATTACTTGATACAGGTATAATTGTCCAATCGCTAAACCATCTAAATTTATCATTAGAAATCATCGTCGAACATTTATTTTTCTCTAAATTTTTTTTAAAAGCATAAATTAGTAATATATCATCAATCTCGGTTTGATTTGCTGTAAAAATTATATGTATATTTTCATATCCACTACTCATAAATTCTCTTTTTAAATCATTTTCTCTATATTTATTATGTTCTTGTGCAAAAAGAATACAATTTTTAAAATTTTCGCTGGTTGTATTTTTAGTTTTTATTAAGTCTTTTATTTCTTCTCGTTTTAATGCTTTTCCAAGTTTTTCTATACTTTCATTCTCTTCAAAATTATAAAGAAGATTTTCACAATCAACAAATAGACAACCAGGTCCTTTAGTTTCTACAAAATTCAGAAAATTATCTATTTCTTTTTTTTTATTAATAAAATCTAATGTTTTATTTTTTTCAATTTCTTTCAGTGTATTTGTAAAATATTCTACAGGTTTATCCAAAGACTCAATTTGTTCTTTACTATATTTTCCATAGTAGTCTAAATCTAAAATATTTAAAATATGTGTTCTTATTCTTTGTACTTCACTATATTTTGTTTTTACATTTAAGGTATTAGATGGAAAATTTGTGAAATTATTTTTACTAACTAACATACTATATTATAATATACAAATAAATTATTTTTAATCAATTGGATTTTTTTCTGAGGAAGTAGAAACAGATTGTTCACTATATACTATATCATTTGATAAATCCGTGTCTTTATTTTCTTTATCAACATTTTCTGTTAATCTACTTAACCCATGATCATTATTTTCTTGCTTACCAACAATAACATTCTCATCTTCAAATAATTCTTTTCTTAGATCAGAAGTAGAAACATCATCATTTTCTCCGTCACCAAATAGTAAATTTTTTCCAGGAACATCCAGTCTATCTGCATTTACTAGATTTCCTTCTTCATCTATCGATTGCATTAAACGATTACCATGTTTATTCGCTTTTTCTATATTTTCATCAATTGCTTTTTCTTTTGATTCTTTAACTCTTTGTTTGAATTTTTCTTTTGAAACTTCATCATTTTTCTTTTTTTCTGCCATAAGTTGATTTAATTCTTTTTCTAAATATTCTACTTTACCTGTTTTATATGCATCAGGATGAAATGGTAACCATTTACCAACATGACCAACATAAACATCATGATCTGGATCTTCTTCTCTCAACATTTTACATTTTAGTTCAGCTTCTTCTTGTGTTTCAAATGAACCGCGAACTTTTACTCCTCTAGTATTTGTTTGAAATTCATTAATTTTATTATATTCTTTTAGTAATTCTTCTTCTGAATTGTCTAAGAATGTTTTATAGTCATCTTCTAAAGTTGTTAAAAATAATTTATCTTTTTCTTCTAATAAAAAATCATCTAATTCTGTTAAAATTTTATTAGCATCCAACGAATATTTATATGATATAAAATTTAGAAAATTATTAAATTTTTCAATTGATTTTCTAACTTCAAAATTTTTTAGATATTTTTCAAAAAAGAATAATTCTTTATTTTTTATATGTTCTTCTGGTGATAAAAAACTTAAACATACAAATTTTTGACCCGAAATACTTTTATCTTCATTTAATAAATCAACATATTTTGTTGAATTTTTTTTTTCTTTTTTTTTTGTTGACATTTATAATTTTTATTAATTAATTAATTTTAAGTTTTTTATTATAAAAATATATTATTTTTTTCTTTTATAATATTATAATAAAATGAATCCTGGTATGGGAGAATTAGTAAAAAGAGCTATCAAATATTTAGTAGAAGGTATTATGGTTGCAATTGTTGCATTTGTAATTCCTCAAAAACCATTAAAATTTGAAGAAATTGCTATTATTGCTTTAATGGCTGCTGCTACATTTTCTATATTAGATACTTTTGTACCAAGCATGGGTGCATCAGCTAGATCAGGTGCTGGATTTGGTATTGGTGCAAACTTAGTTGGTTTCCCAAGATTTTAATTTAATTAATTATTTTTTGTTAAGTTAAATAATAAGTTATTTAGTAAATAATTTATTATTTAGGATAAAAAATTATTTATTTTATTTTTTTTTTGTTTTGTTTTTATTATTTAACTCATTTGGTATATATCTTAAAAAATATTTATCGTATTCTTTATCCCCATGTTTTAATTTTTTATTTTTTAATGTTTTATGTTTATAAGATTTTTTTGTTCTTATATCTTCCAATGATTCTTGTTCACCATAACATTTTATTGAAAATCTTTTTAGTAATCCTTTTTGTTTTAATCTATTTTTTAATTGAACTTTAAATAAAAATTCTGAAATACATAATAATCTATTTGTATCATAATAATCTCTATTTGTAAAAATAAATATTAAATAAAAACTTAGTATAGTATCTATTGAAGCTACTTTTATTTTTTCACCATTTAAATATATTATATTATAACTATGACAAGACATTGTATTATATAAAAATGCGATTACATCTTTATTTACTACTATTTCATAATGGTCAGATATATAGCCATTTATTCCTTTTTTTTTATTAATTTTTACATTTTTTATACCTTCATATTCTAATTGTTCTTTAACTATTATTGCACTTGTTTCTGCATCTTCTGATAAAATATCAAAGTCTGGTATTTTACTAATAATTTTCTGCTGTTTTTTAGGCATATAATTTCCATATAAGTTTGCTGCATATCCTCCAAAAAATATTAGACCTTGGTCTATAAAAGATTTTCTCACTATTTCATAAATTTTTATCTGTTCTGAATATTTTCCTTCAAATTTTCTTTGAAAATTAGAATTAGTACAATTAATTCCTTTTAAAGGATAAGACATATTTAAAAGAATAAGTCTTTTTAATATTTTTTCCCATCTGGAAACATCACCCATCGGACGTGATAATTCTAAATACATTGCCATTCTTAAAAAATCTGGAGGACAATATGAAATTGAATTTATTTTTATACTTTTTTTATATAAATTGTTAAAAAGTTCAGCATCTATTTGTGTTATATCTGCTATTGGCATAAAATTAACATAAACTTTATAAGTCCCTTCGTGCATTCCAGCTTTAGCTTCTACTTCATCATAACCATTTTTATAATAAATATCTGCAAGTTCTTTACTTAAATTTAATGCATTTGGAGAGAAAAAATCATAATCTGGTATTTCTATATTTCTATTATAAAATCTATATTGTTCAGGTAAAATATTATTTACCGCTGTTCCACCATAACATAATGTTCTATTTTTACGTAAAAATGTTTCTAAAATTTGTATTATATTTTTTACTTCTTTAGATTGTGCTAATTTTTTTCCACTTAAAATATTAGCATTATCTATAGCTTGTCTTAAAATTTCTAATTCTTTATTTTTATTACTGTTCATTATATATAAATAAATATAAAAACATAAACTATATTTATTTAACAAATATAATATATTATATTATAATTGTTAATAAAATATACTCTTATTCTGGTAAACTTGCTGGAGATGCAGCTACACCTGTTTCTGGAATATTTGGTGGTACTAAATCTTTTCTTAATGTTGAATGTTTTAAACAAAAAGAATATCCTTGAGAATGGTCTTTAAATAATTTTAAATAATTTTGTAGATTGCTATCATAATTTTGAAACTTCATAGCAATTAATTGGCATCCATTTGTATATGCATTTGTAAAATCGTAATTGCTTGTATCATTTTTAAACGATGGAGTAACAAACACTAATTTATTTTTTGCATTATTTTTAAGTAAACTTTCATTTTTTGAATTTATATTATCAATACTTATTAAATGTGAATCAATTCCTGACCGTATATTTACAAGATTATCTAATCCACTCTGTGTTAATAAAGCATTATTTTTAGCATTTACCATTAAAATTATTTTTTCTGACAAATTACTAGTTAATCCACTATTTTTTCTTAAATTTAATGGAAGAAGTTGAACATTATTTCTATCAATATTATTATTATTAAGTAAATAACCAGTATTTAATAATTTTTTAGTTAATAATAATGTCATATTTTCATACATTTTTTTATTTTCACTTTTTATTCTAAAATGTAACATTAAAGGATCTTTATTCAAATTTCCAAATGCTCCTTGATAATCTTCTCCATTACCATTAATAATTACATCTAATACTTCTTCCAATGGTAAATAATTAAATGTTTCTTTTATTGAAAAATTGTTATTTATTGAGCTAGCAACTACTGGCATATTTTCTATTGAATATATTTCAAAATCTAAACATCTAGCTCCTAATTTTAAAGCATATATCATTGCACATATATTAACCCAATTATTTTTATAAGAACCCGCATTACAACAATTATATGCAGTTTTAATATAAAAATTTCTTAATAATCCTTTATATGGATCATTATAATCTGTTGGGTCAGAAATTGATAGTGGTAATTTTTTATATTTGATACTATTAAAACTTGTTAATCTTGAAAAATTGTATTTATAATTATTACAATTTGTATCTTGTAAATTTAAAATAGAAAAGAACCACGAAAAAAATAATAAAAGTATTGTTATAATAATTATAATAGCTATAATACTATATAGGTCACTACTGTTTGGATTATCTACAAAATCTTTAACACGTTCTACAACACGTGTTGTTGCTTCTTTAACTACATTCGGTTCTTTCGTTGGCATTTATTATTAATTATATTATAAAAATATATTAATATTTATTAATATAATTTTATATATAATAACTATAATGGCAGGTGGATTATTAAATTTAATAGCAATTGGTAATCAAGATTTAATTGTAATTGGAAATCCAAATAAAAGTTTTTTTAAAGTTACATATAATAAATATACAAATTTTGGCATGCAAAAATATAGAATCGACCAAACTGGTCAAACAAATATAAATTTAAATTCAGAGTCTAAATATACTTTTAAAATATCAAGATATGGTGATTTACTATTAGATACTTATTTAGTATTAACTTTACCAAATATATGGAGTCCAGTATTAAAATATAAAATACCAGAATCTAGTTCTTATGAATATAGACCATATGAATTTAAATGGATAAAAAATATTGGAACTCAAATAATTAAAGATATTACTATAACAATTGGTGGACATATTATTCAAAAATTTTCAGGAAGTTATATTCAAAATACTATAGA